TGAAATTGGTGGTTACGATGATTATGGTGGAAATGAGCCGGGACAAGCTACAGATGAATAAAGTTAGTAGGGTGCTTTTAAAATAATCCTACAATCAGTTGGCTACTCACTCCCCACACCCGACAGTGTGGCTACAGCGGCCCCAACACAAGGAATAAATAATGAACGATTCAATCATGGCTGTAGAGCCACCAGTAAAGAAAGTGGCATTTGCCTCTAAGCCTTACTCACAAGAAGACAGAATTAAACGTGATGAGGAAGAACTAGAACAGCTACTAAAAGAACAAAAGGGTTTAGAAGAAAAAGATGAAACCTCTGAAGAAGTAGAAGAGGCAGAACCTAAAGGCGCAGAAGAAAAAACATTTAAGAAGCGTTACTCTGACCTACGCCGACATCAACAGAAACAAGCAGAAGAGTTTAAAGCTGAACTAGCTGCAATGAAAAGTCAGTTAGAAAAAACTGCTAAGAAAGAAATGAAGCTACCTAAGTCTGATGAAGACATTGAAACATGGGCAGCAGAATATCCAGATGTAGCAGCCATAGTAGAAACAATTGCTATGAAGAAAGCAGCAGAACAATCTACTGAACTTGAAGAACGCATGAAAATAATTGATGAAATGCAAACATCAGCTACTAAAGACAAAGCTGAAGCAGCATTGATGCAGATACATCCTGACTTTGATGAGATTAGAGACAGTGATGAGTTCCACAACTGGGCAGACGAACAACCTAAGTGGGTACAAGATGCACTCTACGACAATGACAGTGACGCTAGGTCAGCAGCACGTGCAATTGATTTGTATAAAGCAGACATGGGTATTGCAACAGCAAAGAAAAGTAATTCTAGTAAAGATGCAGCCAAGTCTGTAAATACTAAGTCTACCCGTAGTAAGCCACAAGACACAGAAGAGTCTAGTTACTTACGTGAGTCCCAAGTAGATAAGATGTCTAATAAAGAATATGAGACACACGCAGATGAAATTATGGAAGCTATTCGCGCTGGTAAATTTATCTACGACTTGTCTGGTTCAGCGCGATGAGTAACATCTTTACCCCTAGTAAGGATACAGAGTTCTTAAATCCCTTTGGTCCTACTATGGGTTACTATAAAATGCCACCTGAGTTAGTCGATAACTTGAATGCTGGTATGTCAGAAAGTTTAAATGACTATTCTGACAATCTTGTAGGTAAAGTAAAACAAGAACTTGAGTTTACAGAAAAAACTAAACAGGCTGCATTAGAAGGATTAAAAGACTTTATAGCGCAGTATTCTAACTTTAGTGAAGTACGTAACTCATTTGGTGTTAGAAGGTTAAATTCCGAAAAATACAATTATGGTATATCTATAATATCGGGATGGTTTGTTCGCCAATACGAAGGAGAATACAACCCTATACATTTACACACAGGTGCTAGACTTTCTTGTGTGGGTTACTTATCTTTACCAGACGGTATTGAGAAAGAATGGGAGGAAGATTACAAAGACCATCACCCTTCACATGGGCATATACAGTTTGTTCATGGTACTGCGTCAGGATATAGTTCTACTAATTTCCTTATTAAACCGCAGGTTGGTGACTTTTATATCTTCCCATCAGAACTATTCCATTGTGTATATCCTTTCTACACAAAGGGGGAACGTAGGTCATTTAGTATGAACCTTAATTTCTTAGAAGTAATAAAGGAAAAAAGTGTTGACAAATAGTTATTTATGAGTATAACTATAGTCATGTGTAATGTAAGCAGGTTCGCTACTTGCTTACTATACCAATCCGCAAACTACAAAAATCTTAAAGATTACCTGATTAACATGGCCTATTAAGTATATTGGTTGCAACCTTTATATAAGATACACCCTACGTTAGACAGCCTCTGCCAAGAATTGTATTGTTTGCATCTGTACAATCCAGAACAATAGGAGATGGATTATGGCTTTTCCAAGAGCAGCGGGTTATAACAACTTACCTAATGGTAATTTTAGCCCGGTAATTTACTCCAAACAGGTGCAGCTTGCATTCCGCAAGGCCGCTGTTTGTGACGCAATTACGAATAACGACTACTTTGGAGAAATCGCTAACTTTGGTGATACAGTTAAAATCATTAAAGAACCAGAGATTACTGTCAAAGCATACGAACGTGGTACGAACATTACTGCTTCAGACCTTGATGACGAAGATTTCTCAATGACCATTGACAAAGCAAACTACTTTGCTTTTAAAGTTGATGACATTGAGCAAGCACATTCGCACATTAACTTCCAGTCACTGTCTAGCAATCGTGCTGCATACCGACTAGCAGACCAGTTTGACCAAGACGTTCTTGGTTACTTGACTGGTTTCAAGCAAGCTGCAATTAGTGGTAACGCTAATGTAGTAAACAACATTGTTAACGGCACAGTTGCTGTTGCTACAGCAGGAACAGATGAACTTCTTAGTACAATGAAGTTAACTGCAGCAGACTTTAATGCTGGTAACGCTGCTAACTGTGTGGGCTTAAAGGCTCGCGCATCTGAAGCTGTTCCTACTACTGCTGGACAAGCTAACCCACTTACAGTGATTGCACGTATGGCTCGTAAACTCGACCAACAAAACGTGGACTCACAAGGACGTTGGTTAGTAGTTGACCCAGTGTTTGTTGAACTGCTTAAAGACGAAGATTCACGTTTGTTTGACGCTGACTTTGGCGGTTCAGGTCTTCAGAATGGTTTAATTCTGAATAACTTGCATGGTTTCAAGGTTCACGTTTCCAACAACCTACCTTCACTTGGTACTGGTCCATCTACTACAGGTGGTACTAATGCTAATAACTTTGGTATGATTGTTGCTGGTCACTCGTCATCTGTTTCGACAGCAGACCAGATTAACAAAACTGAAACTTACCGCGACCCGGACAGCTTTGCTGATATTGTCCGTGGAATGCATTTGTATGGCAGAAAGATTCTCCGTCCAGAGGCTCTTATCAATGCCAAATACTGCTTGCTATAGGAGAATAGAAAATGGCTACAATCGCACTCGCTCCTGACACAAGGGGTATAAGCAATCCAGCACGACACGAGTTTATGACACAAGTTACCATAGACTTTGCTACCGCTGCTTCAACTAAAGGTACTGCATTGGCTGCAGGTGACATTATCCAAACGATAAAAGTCCCCGCAGGTTTTCAGTGTATTACTGCTGGTTGGGAAGTTTTAACTGTGCATACAGGAACTTCCACTGACACTGCATTAGATTTAGGTTTTACAGGTGGAGACCCTGACATCTATGTTGATGCGTTTGATTACGATGCTGCTGCTGTTGGGGCTTTTGCTTCACTAGCTGGTACTGCAGCACCTGTTCAAATTGGTGCAGCAGCCGACACATTAGACATTCTGATTCAAGCACAGACTGGAACTACCACTGGTGGTAAACTCCGTGTCTTTGCTAAGTTGATGGATTGTTCTACACTTGGTGAAAAAGATGGTTCACCGGGTGAAGTTGTTCGTGACGAACTTGCTTAGTAAAAATACTGTAGGGGGGCAGGGCAACTTGCCCCTTTACAACTCTTTGTTCATTTAAGGATATATAATGGCATACGATTACTTAGACATTACTAATGAAGTTATCGCACGTATGAATGAAGTAGCCTTAACTGCTGTTACTTTTACTACGGCAAGAGGATTTCAAATACAGTGTAAGAATGCCGTTAACGATTCAATTAATTATATTAACCAACGTGAATTTGGTTGGCCTTTTACTCATACTACAGATACATCAACTCTTATTCCGGGTACAACTAGGTATACTGCACCTACCAATACACAATCTATAGACTATGATACATTTAGAATTAGTAAAAATTCAGACATAGGTACATCAGGTTCTAGCCTACGAGTATTAGACTACAAAGAATATGTACAAAAGTTTATTTCCCAAGAAGACGATGTTACAAATACAACGCTCAATGGTGGATTAACAAATAATGCTACAACAATAACTGTGGTTAGTACTGCAGGGTTTTTTGCTGCTGGCAACATACAAATTGAAAATGAAACTATTACCTACGCAGGTATAACTAATACTACATTTACAGGTTGTACTCGTGGTGTAGATGGTACGACTGCTGCAACACATAATACAGGCACTAATGTTGCACAGTTTTCTACAGGCGGTGTACCATTCAGTGTCTTTCGTACACCCGGAAATAACTACGGTTTGTATCCGTATCCTAATAGAGCCTATCAATTAGTCTTTGAACATTATATTAAACCTACTGCTTTAGCAGCAGCAACAGATGTACCAACTGTGCCTGAACAATTTAGACAGGTTATAGTAGACGGTGCAACAGCATATGCTTATCAGTACAGGGGTGAAGCACAACAATATGGAATTAACTTTTCTAGGTTTGAAGATGGTATTAAACAAATGCAAACTCTGCTACTAAATAGAGCAGACTACGTAAGGTCTACATATATACCTCATTCACACGGGTATGGTCTTAATACTGGCAATACAGGATTTTAAATAATGGCTGATGAATCTGGCCTTAATCCCTTTGTGTTTGCTTGTCAGGGTGGACTGGTTCTTGACCAATCAACCTTTGCTATGCAGCCGGGGATGGCGTTAGAACTAGAAAACTTTGAACCTGCCACTACCGGCGGTTACAGACGTATCTCAGGTTATGAAAAATGGAATGCTAATATAGTTCCACAAGACCAGAGTTCTAATGAACCTATATTAATGTCTGCTCATTTTGATGGTAATGTCATAGCGGCACGTGGACGTAAGGTATACAAAGGTAGTAATGGTAGCACAAAGTTAAGTCAAGCACTTAATAATTCAGTTACAACTATAACAGTATTATCAACAACTAACTTTAGTACACAAGGTACTTTGTTAATTGGCACAGAACAGATTACATATACAGGCAAAACTAGCACAACACTTACAGGTGCTACACGAGGGGCTAATAGTACTTCTGCAGCAGCGCATAATAATACCGTAGTAGTCACACAGTTCTGGACTGAAATAGATACAGGAAGAACAGGTGCAGGAAGATACTCTTTTTTTAGATACAACCTCGCAGGTGTAGATTATATTATATGGGCTGATGGTGCTAATAATGCATCTAACTATAAGACTGCTAGTAATACAGTAACTAACATTTCAGCATCTGGCGCACCAGCTAATCCTAAGTTTGTAACTGGATACAAGAACCATATGTTCTTTGCTGGTATGTCAGCGGGTGTACAGTCTTTAGTATTTACTGCACCATTTACAGATAATGATTTTGCCGCAGGTAACGGTGCAGGTACAATAAATGTAGATAGTCCTATTACTGGATTGTTTCCCTTTCGTGATGCATTATTTATATTTTGTGAAGACCGCATATTTAAACTAATAGGTAATGCACTGGCAGATTTTGCAGTACAACCTGTGACTAGGGAGATTGGATGCCTTAATGGAGCAACCATTCAAGAATTTGCAGGTGACTTAGTATTTTTAGGACCAGATGGATTACGTACAGTTGCTGGTACAGCTAAGATTGGTGACGTAGAACTTGGTACAATAAGTCGAGCAGTACAAAAACGCTTTGAAGGTTTGTCTGACGTAGATGAATTTACTAGTGTAGTAATACCCGATAAAACACAATACCGAATATTCTTTTCTAATTCAGAATCGCCACGGGCAACAACAACTGGTGTTATATGTGTGCGTAAAGGAGATACCTACGAATTTGCAGACATAAAAGGCATACGTCCTAGTTCTACAGACAATGTGGTAGCAGCAGGAGAAAGTATTGTAATACACGGTGACTTTGATGGTTTTGTGTATCGTCAAGAATTAGGTAATAACTTTGATGGTAATAGTGTAACAGGTAAGTATCGTTCTCCTGATTTGACTATGGGTGATGCAGGTTTACGTAAATCATTTCAACGTGTAATTATTAACTACGCACCTGAAGCAGCAGTGAATGCAGATTTGTTTGTACGTTACGACTATGAAGCACCTAATACAGCTAGACCTGCAGCGTATCCCTTTGACAGTTCTACAGTTGTAGCGGTTTATGGAAGTTCTACCTACGGTACTGCAACATACGGTGGACAGTCTAACCCGTTAGTTAGACAACCAATTGAAGGTAGTGGATTTGCTGTAGCACTACGAGTTAATGATAGAGGCACATCAGCACCATATGCCCTCAAGGGCTTTCAACTAGAGTTTGCGGCTGACGCAAGGAGATAATTAATGGCAGGTTATACCAGACAATCCAGTTATGCTGATGGTGACATTATCAATGCTGCTGACAGTAACAACGAATTTAACCAAGTACTTGCTGCTTTTGTAAATACGTCAGGTCACAAACACGATGGTACAGCAGCAGAGGGTCCAGTCATAGGATTGATTGGAGATGCTGGAGTTGCTACACCTATAAACAAAATAATAATTGACAGCAGTAATAACTCAATAGAATTTAGTGTTGATGTAAGTGCGTCATCTGTAGAACAACTTAAAGTTAAAGATGGTATAATTGAACCTACAACAACTAATGATATTGATTTAGGTTCAGCCTCTAAAAAGTTTAAAGATTTAAATCTAGCTGGTGCAGCTAACATTGCTGGCACTATGACTTTATCGGGTAATGTAATTGTATCAGGTACACTTGGTGCTAATCTAATACCAGATGCAGATAACACACGTGACATTGGTAGTTCCTCTGCAGAATGGAAAGACCTGTATATAGATGGTGTAGCATACTTAGATGCAATTGACTTTAACGGTACAGCTATATCAGCTACTGCAGCAGAAATAAACATTCTTGACGGTGTAACATCTACCACTGCAGAACTTAACATACTAGATGGCGTTACGTCAACAACAGCAGAACTAAATATTTTAGACGGTGTAACTTCTACTACTGCTGAGTTAAACATCCTTGATGGTGTTACAGCTACAACAGCAGAACTTAACTTGACAGATGGTGGTTCTACTGTAGGTACAACAGCCGTAGCTGGTGGTGATGGTCTTCTAACTAATGACAATGGCACAATGCGCCAGACATCTTTAGATACCTTTGATACCTACCTAGCACAAACTACTAAAACATTAACAAATAAAACCTTGACAAGTGCCGTACTCAATGGTACAATAAGTGGAACTTCTATTAAAGATGAAGATAATATGGCATCCAACAGTGCCACTCATCTTGCTACCCAACAATCAATTAAAGCCTATGTAGATGCTGAAGTAGCTGGTATACCAGTAGGTGACATTACTTCTGTAGTTGCTGGTACAGGCATGACAGGTGGTGGTACATCAGGTGATGTTACACTTAACGTAATTGGTGGTGCAGGTATTACTGCTAATGCTAATGACGTAGCTGTAGATTCTACTGTTATTACTTCTCAGACTGCAGAGTCATCTATTGATGCAACTAATGACTTAGTACTAGTGTATGATGACTCAGCTAGTGCATTACGTAAAGTTGCTATATCTGCTATCTCTGCTGGAGGTAGTGGCATCGCTGCAGTCGTAGACGATACCTCACCAGAACTAGGCGGTAACTTAGATGTTTTAGCAAGAGATATTGTTTCTAGTTCTAATAGAAATATTGATATACTACCTAATGGTTCAGGTAAAGTTAACCTTGATGGTAACGGCTCTAGTGGTGGTGTCACTATATCTGATGGTCTTGTAGATATTCGTACAGGAACAGGAACACGAGCGCAGGTAAAGTTCTATTGTGAAGTAAACAACCAACACGCACAAACAATTCAACCACAGCCACATTCTGCAGGTGTAACTAATACACTTACACTACCTGCAGGAGGCAATCAGGAAATTGTAGGTGCGATTGCTACACAGACACTAACTAATAAGTCTATTGTAGCTACACAGCTTACAGGTACAATTGCTAATGCAAGACTAGATGCAGATTTACAGGCAATAGCAGGTCTAACATCTGCAGCAAATAAAGGTATTCAGTTTACTGGTTCAGGAAGTGCGGCAACTTATGATTTAACTGCCGCAGGTAAAGCCTTGTTAGATGATGCTGATGCGACTGCACAACGCACTACATTAGGACTAGGCAGTGCATCTTTACTGACATCAGGCATATCAAATAATAATGTGCCTAAATTTACCAGTGGTGTAGCTGACGATGACTTTTTGCGGGTAGCTGGCACAGTTATTGAGGGTCGGTCTGCTGCAGAAGTCTTGTCAGATATTGGTGCATCTGCTGTTGCAGGTAGTAGCAGTATTGTAACAACAGGCGCATTAAATGCAGGTAGTATTACTAGTGGTTTTGGTACTATTGATACTGGTGCTTCTACTATTACAACTACAGGCGTGATTACTGGCGGTACGTTAGAAGCCACAACGGACACAGCCGCAGGTGACAATGCAGCCATAGGG